CTGTTTAGGTTGGTGGCCATGCTCACGCGCCTTCGGCTTGTGCTACCGCGCCGGCAGGCCGGCTTGCTAAGGGTGTTGGTTGGTTGGTCATTGTGTCGGGTCCAAGTCTGTTGTGTTTGTTTGTGTATATGTTATGTGTTTGTTTGTAAAGCCTAATGCGCTTATGCCCCACCCACGGGATTGCCCTACCCCGTACCCAATTACTTACTGCGTGATTATGTTTACACGCTGCCACGCCATTGGCCCGGTCACTTCGTCGCACATGATTACGGGCATAGCGTTCTACCTACGTTGCCGTATGTTCCCAACTACCGTGCAACGGGCTTAGGGCTTGGCTAGTCGAGCGCTTACGTGCAGGCTAGAAACTTAATGCGTATGTGTTGCGCTTAATTCAACGTCGTTGGTGCCGTAATCTTTGCTAACTACGCGCTGCCATATGTCATCAGACAAATGGCCAGTAGCCCAACGCAAATGTTGCACTACTTTGTCTTTGCCTATGTAATCCGCTTGCGCTGTTTGCATTTCCTCAATCAGTCGCACTATGCGGGTTAGTAGTAGCACCTGTTGTTCTACGGTCATTTCCCCTGCCTCATCATCACTAGGACCGTGGCCCAAACGCCAAGGCAAATACCAATTATGTTGAACGCTAAGTAAATCATTTAATCGGCCTTACTACTTGGCAGGCTTTTAAGTTTGTCAATTATCTGCGTGGCCTGTTCGGGGTTTAATGTTTCAAGTGTTACTGCGTCGCTGTCGAGCGTTACGGCAATGTAGTCGTGCAACGCGGCTTCGTCAAAGCCGGCACCTTTTGCCAATGACTTTATGAAATACACCTGTTTTTGGCTTGCTTGCTTTGGGTAAGCCTTGGATGTTGGTGTTTCGGTTGGTTGGTCTTGGCGTGCTTGCACTTCGTTTTTGCTTGCGATTGCTTTGCTTACACCGCAACCCATATAGCCAAGGGCACGGCCCAACGCGCTAGTCATGCCAACCATAAATTCACTGTTTTTCGTGTAAGGCGTTTTGCCGGGGTACGGTTCGGCAGCGGTTGCAATGCTTGGCAATGGGTCTGTTTCGTCGCGCCATACGGTCACGGTGCAACGGTAAAACGTCGAGCCGTCCGGCATTACTACAACTTCCGAAGCGGTTTCTTGTATGCGAAGGTTTGGCCAACGCTTCATTGCTTCCGCTAAGCGCGTGGGAACGTCTACGTAGTTGTCAATGTTGAAAGCCATTTTGTCGGGTCCTTACTGTCGGGTTTATATTGCGTTTGGCAAAGTATCCATTGGGTGTAACAAAGTTTGTGGGGTCATAAAGCACGGGGCCGGCATATGTTCGGCCCAACGTGTTGGGTGCCATGTTTCGTACAATGTTTGCCAACCGCGCAACTCTATAACGCGGTCCACGGGGTCAAGTGTGGCCAATATGTAAATTGCGGGTTTGTCGCTTTCATGGGTTAGCAAACAACCATTACCGCGTAGCGTGCTGCGGACTTCGTAACCGCCAACGTCGTAAGCGTTTTTGTTGTATTGGGTGTGGCCCCAATCTATGCGTAAATACTTTGCTAAAGCCATTTCACCAATGCACCCGACTTTCATTGCTTTAAGGCTGTCGGGTGGCGTTAAACCGTAGTTGTGTTTAGCGTTGTTATTTTCTGCCCAATCAACACGCAATTGCGCTACCGCGTAGGCGTAGTTTATTTCGTTTTGTGTTAAGCGTATTTGTGCCACGGTTAACCGCCTAACGCTTCGATTGCTTCGCTCACTGATTGCCATGCGTCTTGTTGTCCGCTTAGGTCAAGGTCAACGGCCAAGTGTTTTAGCCGGGCAATAAGGTCGGCGTGTTTCGGCTTGTATGGAATATGTGCAGGCCTACAAATTTCGTCTATTAAATTTGTTACTGCGGCTTGGTGTCGTTGTAGTGCGTTTTGTGTCGGGTCTAACATTTTTCGGCTTTCCTCACTAAGTGAATTGTCGGGGTCTATGTATTGGGTTAGTTCGCTGTAGTCCATGGTAGCCAACCGCTGTTACGCCATATGGCAACCATTGCGCGGGTGTTGGTTGTGGGGTCGAATAGGTCTGTGCACGTTTCAACAATGCCTTTTGCTTGTAGCCAACCAATTGGCCAGTATTCGTTGGGTTGGCACCAATACCCGTTTATTTGGTATATGGAATATGAACCGCCGTTTGTGTCGTATGCGTTGAAGGCGTCGCTTGTGCAGCGGCTTTCGCGTGTGGCAACCCGTAAGGCTGTTTCTAGTTCGCTTTGCGGTAATCCCTCGGCTAAGGCCAAGGTCGCAACCTGCGTGCACGTAGTGACCAATGCGGGCATTGTGGTTGTTGTTGTAGTCGTGGCAGGTAGTCGAGCCGGTACAACCTGTGGGGTAGTCGTTGGGGCCTGTGCATTACTGGCGCTAAATATCACTAAAACGCCTATAACTAACGCAATTACGCCTGTGGTTAATTTGTGTAAAACCATTTGTTACAGCCTTTCCATTTGGTAGGGGTTTCCCCAAGTGCCGTGTAGGGGGCTTTTAAAAGCCATTTGTGCGTGTAAGCAATCGAAGGTGTCCGGGTTGCGGAATAGTTGAAACATAACTTGTTGGCCCGTTTCAAGGGTTGTTATGTAACACTCGTAAATAAAGGTTTGCGGCTCTGTCATAAATTGGGCTTTCCGTCGGTAGGAAAACCCTAGTCAAGGATTGTTACGCGGTTGCGGATACCCCAAAGGTCGCTTCAAATATGGCTTTTACGGCTTCGGGATTGTCGGCCATTGCGGGCGAAAGTTCTACGTGCCACCAATCGCCACCGGGTGCACCTGAAACGGTTTTAGTTTCGTACACCTTCCATGCTTGACGGTCGCAACGCCATGACGCGCCAAACGGTTTGCTGTAATAGTCAATAACCATTTGTACGCCAAAAGCGTTTGCGTTGGCTAGCACTTTGTCTATAAAAACTTTAGAAACGGCGCGCCCTTCTTTAATGCCTTTGGTGTCCATTTTGCGGTATGACAAATCCATTGCTCGACCCGTGGCGTGTACTGACATTGTGCCGGGCTTGCCTTTAATGTCACGTTGCCCGTAGGTGCCGTTATTCCACAAAGCACCGTTTGACCATTTGACGGCTTGCCTAACAAATTCTTCGGTGCCGGCACGTTTGCCCGCTGCGGGTCCGTCGCTGTTGCCTATGTAGTCGCGACCACCAACTACACCGGGTTTGGCTTTAGCAATCATTATTCGCTTGGCGGGTTTGACTTGCTTTTAAGTCCGTTTGAAGCAACAAGGCCGCTAAGTGTGCCAGTCAAAAACACAAGCAAAGTGCTTAGTAGGTCAATTAGTTGCGCGTCAGTTGGGGCTTGTTCGGTTGGTTGGTCAACAAACAAAATACCGTAAATAAACGCCATGACGGTAAACGAAAAGCATATTGCCATTAAGCGGCCGACAAAAACTATTAGCCCTGCGTGTTGTTGTTCGGGCGTCTTAATCACAACTGGCCTTGGTAAAACATTGGTATTCAATATTTGTTTTAGAAACTGTGCAACCACTACAACCCCAAACTACGACGCCAATAAAAAGCACGTACCCAATCATATAACGCCATTTCACGGGGCAGGCGGGTAAGGGTTTGCGTCTTTAATTGCTTGCACCGCGTTATCCCAATCGGCTTCCGTTTGTGTGCCGCGTTGCCACTCAAAGAAAATTGGGTCACTGGTTTTTATGTATTCTAAATGGCGCGTATTTTGAACTAGCAAACATTGGTTTTCGTAATCTACCTGCGGCCAAAGTGCGTCTAGTTCCGCTTGCGTTGGTTTAGGTGTGGCGTTATCCCAAGTCAACGTTGCATAGTCGTTGGCGTTAATTGACCAAATCGTGCCCGGATATTTTGAGGTAAGTATTGCTGCGTAGTCGCTCATGCTGAAATTTCCATAACGGTAATAGTTGAAGCGGTGGACATTGTGTAAGCGGCGTTTGTGTCGTTGCGCCCGCGGTTGCAATAAACCGTTACTGGGCTTGTGCCAGTTTCGGTAAAGGTTATTGAAACCCCGTAGGTTGTTGCCGCTGTTGTTGCGGGGCTATCTAAATAACTTAAATTAAGTGTGCTTGCAATGGTTGTTGCAAACGCAATCGAAGCGCTTTGTGTCCGTGACCCGTTTAATGTTCCAACGTAGGCCGCACTATTACCGCCAGTAATTTTTGCACTTATGCCGTCGGCGGCAGCGGCCGAACCTGCAGAAACTGACGCAATAACGAGAATTTTGCTAGTAGCACTTTGTGGCGTAATCGTTGCGGTT